ATTGGGGCCCACAGGCCGTCCGTGAGTTTAAAACCCTCCAGCACAGCCTTGAATGTCGGACCAACTGCCGGAGGAGCTGGATCATCAACCCAGACCACGTTAACAGCTTCGCGCGCTTCGTCGTTGAAGAAGTAGCCGGCCCCGTACTGCACCTCGTCGATTACGTGGGGGGCTGTGATATCAAATGGTTGACCGTTATGAATGTACATGTTTGCCTCAGAAGAATGGGAAGAAGCGAGAAACGATTTGCAGGAACGTGATGCCAATGTTTCCTGCGACGTTGGTGCTGTTGATGGCCACAATGTTCGTGCCACTGTTGGCACGAATACGAGTAAATTCAGCCCAGCTTGCGGTAATCGTGCCGCCGTTAGTCAAGCGCAAGTCCGCAGGCAGGCTTGCGCTACTGCTTGCCATTTTTGTAAGAATACCTGTCCCGTTGATGATCCAAGAATCCGCTGTATAGACTACTGTAGAGCCGCTGAAGAAACTATTTCCGCAGCCCACGCCTGCATTGTAGCTCTTAAAACTCTGAATGCCGTAGGACGTGCCGCTTGGATCAACGCCCATGTCCCATTGAACACTCGAAATTCCTGCATCGTTTACAAAATGACCTGTGAAGTTTTTGAACAGGACCTTTTTAACGGTGGAGGATTTATCGCTGATTTTCAGGACCCCATTGTCACCAAGGCTGATACTACCAGATGTAGATGAGGCCGACATACCAATGGCGTACCCCGGATATGAGTGTGAGGGGGGTGAGACACCTGTGACCTCCAACGTCCCGTTGGGAATTGTTATACCCCCAAAAGACACATGAAATATCAACCAGCCGCACTTCATTAGCGCACCGGGGTTGACAAAAGAGATTGCACCAGGCTTGTCGAGCGCGACCAGATAAAATTCACCGGTGATAATCAGATCCCCTTTTGTAATATTGCAACCACAATTGGAGATAGTGAATCCTTCAAAGGTAGCGTTCGTTACGTCAATATTATAGACGGACCTAGTGCTGTTACTGGAATAGGCCTGTGGGGTGTTGAGCTGTAAAGACTTAAACGTGCCATTCAGAACGCAATCCCCACCCCCAGCAAGATCAACATAGCCGTCCGTGAACAGCATTGGTTGAGAGCCCCTCATAATGAGGTTCTTAGCAAAGCCGTTGCCAGTGATCAAACGCGAATTACCTGAATTCTCGTCAAAGACCGCTGTATGCCTTGAATAAAAATTATCACCGGGTGTCACATTTGCAGGAGATCCCCCGGATGTGTAGGACCATCCGGATTTCTGGAACCAGTCTTTTAATGACGGAAGTGCGTAAAGGATGGCCATATTAGACGTTCAATACAGAAAGAAGATCCCACTTTGCGTCAGTGGCGTTGTATGTCAGGCCCACATATAACCATTTATTAGCAACCGTGGAGACAGGGAGCAAGAGCTCGTTACCTGCCCTGTATGCCGTACCCCACGAAATCGCACGAGCCGTTCCGTTATCTTTAATGCGGACCAGCAACGGCTGACCTTCTGCAGGCGTCCCCGTTGGGTTCACGATGCTCAAGGCGGAAGCCTGGCCGGTTGCGACCAACATGTCTGTCGTGCTGACGTTGGGCGTGACGCTGGCTACACCATTGACGGTGGAAACCCGGCGCAGCAACGAACCTGCCGGGCCGACTTCACCCTGATCGCCATTGCGGTCAAAATGGAGCATCACAGTGTCGCCATTTGCAAAAGGACTAACTGTGGATGCCCACACTCCCGTTACTGACAGCACTGAATAACCGGCAGCGGCAGCCCTTGCTGTCACGTTGAACAACAGGAATTTACTAGGGTCGCCGACTTTCACGAGCCGGATTGTCCCTTTGATGACACTGGAGGAAGACAGCAGTGCCACCAATGGTGTAGTCACAGGAAGACCAGTTGACGAAAGAGCGTCAACGTAAAGCGAAGTCGAGGAGTTTTGAGTCGTACTGCTGAACCTCAATCGCCCCGTTCCTGGATCAGCATTGGAGGTGCTGCTTGTGTCAATGACGAACGGAATGGCATAGGCGCCACCCGCCGCAACTGTCGAGTACGTTCCCTCGATTGCATTGATGTCGTCACATACGCCCGGGAAAGTCGCAAGCCAGTTATTCCAAGCCGTGACGTATTGTTCCGGAGTCATCCCCCGGTGAGGTGAAGTAGGTACAAGTCGGATAGCCATTATGTGAGGCTTTCAATTTCAGCGTGGAGGACCGAGTGCTCAGGATAGTCTGCACCCATCGAATAATCAGTAAAATAGCCGTACTGCACGGAAGACGTCAACGTGGCGTCGCCAATGTAAACAGCGGGTGTCGCCCTGAGAGATACCAAATAACGGATGAGTGAGTTCATCTTGCTTCGGTCAACAAAGCAGGTCAACGTCATCGTCTCTGAGTAAGACCCTTCTACAACCTTGGTTTTACCGTAATCGTTCTTTTCTTTTTTGGAATAATCGATCATACCCAACGACATTCCGGCTTGCGTTGGTCCGAAGTCTTTTGCACGACCCATGACAAACAAACCAGCCTTTACGAGACCTTCTACCCCAACCATTGTAACGGACAAATAGCTCCCTGCATAGGCCGGGATACCAGACAAAATTAGATCCGTGTTGTATTCAATTTGTTCAAAGGTGTATTTGAATGGATCATTGATGCCAGAATTGTCGAACATTGAGACGGTCTTATCATAAACGATTTCGCCACCTTCGGTAACCATTGCCACACGGACTGCACTCACGTCTTCAACGTTCTTGATAACCACAGTGTCGACGAACTCCTCAGCGGGAGTCTTAACCGCGAAGGTCAACTGGTCCAACGCTGTCATCTGTGATTCAATGGAATCATCAAACAGAGCGTAACGGTTTGTCGGGCCTGTGTCAATCCAACGGTCCTCGTTTGGGGCGCCCTGACCAAAGTTACCGTTCGCAACGAACCCCACGTCTGTGCGTGCGGTCCCTGTTGTGGTAATACCAGTTCCGCCTTTAGTGGCGGAGACATTGAAAGTGTTTACGGCCGGGTTGACAACAAAATATTCTTTGAACAGTTCCAAACCTGTCGGCAAAGGTCCCACATCAAACACCACACTTGCCCCGGCCGAGAGCCCGTGGTTTGCGACGGTAACGACACCAGGCGCAGCAACGCTCACCGACGCACTTGTAAAACGGGTGCCCAAGCCCGACTCATATACAGTGTGGTTAGACCGTTCAATCATCCTGTCGCCAAAGGCGTATGGAATTGTAGGGCTGTAATAGGGTGCGTCATCCTCCACAATTGGACAGATGAAGCCCATGTTGGTGCTGTCAGGGGCGCGCACACCCGGTGCACCCGATGTTTTGATCGGTGAACTTGGAGCCCCTTTTTCCAACTGAGGCAGACCAATTCGAATAACGAAGTCAACCGGAGTGCCGGATGCGAATTTAAATTTAAGGCCGCATACGAGGTATTGCGTGTCCGCCCAATCCAACTTGCGGCTTTGGGCGCTCCGTGCCAAGACTGAAGACACATTGAGTGTCTGTGTTTGCATTGAGTTAAAGCCACCGTACATATCGTATTCTTGCAGATATGTAAACATTTCGGGCAACTGCGCCGCCGATTCCACGATTTTATGGAACGCGCTAATGCTCCAGGTCTCTCCAGGGATTGCAGCCGCGTTGTAGAAATTATTAAAACGGACATACATGTCCATTTCGAGTTGCGCAACACCTTGATAACGAACATCGAGATAGTCAATCCCGTTTTCGGAACCAATGGCGGAGATCGCTGCAGTGACACCCAAACTATACCAGTCTATCGAACCCCAACTTGTGGGCCTCGTATTTCCGGGCGCTGCACCCTGCATCTGGTTGTTTTGGATAAAATTTGTCGCGCCCGTCTCTAAAAGAAGGATAGGCGGTTTGCTCCGGTCTGACAAGTCATATGTAAATCGTGGGGTGTTGGGGGGTGCAATTTGCAGCACCCCATCGTTATCCCAAAAGCAGCCATCCGAGGCCCGGGTGAACGTTCCGGTGTCATTTACTGGTGTCTTGCGTACGATCTTCATCTTATACTTTCTCACGAACCGGAACGCCCTGGCCTTCCCAGCGCTTGGTCTTGTTAGCGATCTCTGCGGTGTCCCGCTGCATAGCCACCATACCAGCTTTATTCTCAACGCGCAAGCCTTTTACCTCTGCACGAAGACTCCGGACCTCTTGAATGAGTGCACCGTTGGCATTCTGGTTGTTGCCAATAGACGATATCAAAGCCTCGTTATCCGCTTTTGGAACAATGCGCTCACCTTCATGCACCATCGCAGGCATATCGTAGGGCACATAGTTCGTACCGACGTCAAACTTGGTCAGCTTGTTTTTGTATTCGTCGGACGTCATCCAGTGACCCGCAATAGTGTCCAGGGACATGCCGCCATTCAGCTTATCCAACCAGAAGCTAAGCCCTGCACCATCGGCCTCGCGGTTGAAGATATCCTTGTACATTTTGCGGAGCTTTGCCTCTGGTGAGTTCTTAATGGCACCAGAGATTTCATCCAAGCCAATGCCGCCGGCCAACTGATCGTTCCAGAAGTTCTTACCATCTTTATCCGATCCGCGTCCGAGATATTCTTGGTAGAACTTCTCGATGTCCGCACCACCACTTGCAATCGGATCATTTTTGATGTTTGCAATCGCGAGCAACACACCTTGAACAGCTTGTTCAATGGACAGCAGCGAAACTGACTGACCTTTTGCTTCTTCAATAAGTGTGCGGTTGGTCTCAAGCATCGTATCTAGACGCTCAATCTCCGCCTCGTAAGCCTGGGTTGCAGCCTCTTTCTGTTCTTCCAAGACCTTCAAGGTTTTTTCTTCAACCGACAGTTGCACATCCGCAATGCCGCTCAGGTTTGCCAGCGCGTTGCGGGTACGGAAGAAGTCCCGCATGTAGTCCGCTTCGTTGCTGTAAGACTCTTTGCGTTGGTTGCCCACACCTGCGACGGCCTTGTTGACGTCGTCTTGGTTCAGGACTGCGGCACCGCCTTTACGTGCCAGCACCAGCAGACGCTCAAGTTCTTGCATCGAGCTTGTGAACGAATTGTTCGTCTCGATGGGATTGGACATACCGTTCAGCGAGTTCTTCAGCCCGTCCGCAACACCTTTGATGTTGTTGAAGGCTTCTGTTTGCTTCTCGATACGCTCATCCAGCGCTTTCATTTCTGCTTCATGCGCTTTTTGCAGCTTGTCCTTCTCGCGCTGGATGACGCGCTCCAAGATAGAGAATGCGTCGTCCGCTGCGCTCAGCAGGCTTTCAGCACGAGCTTTGGCGTCTTCCAGTGCCTGCTTCTGGTCTTCAATCGCTTTGATCTGGTCGTACAGAGCACGGTTACTTTCGTGCAGTGCGTTGCGCTCCTTCTCGCGCAGTTGAGTCGAAGTAAGGGTGAGGTCGTCAAGTTGGTCTTGCAGCTTCTGACGCTCAGCCAGGATATCCTTTTCTTTCTGAGCGTCGTTCTCGGCTTTGCGGGTGTCCTCGTGTACCAGTGCAAATGCATCCGACAGTTGCATCAGGGACAAGAAGGTCTTTGTACCAGCTTCTGTGGTCAAGTCCAGCGAGCTCACAGTCTCTTTGAACTTGTCACGCGTGTCCACACTTGCAAAGCCAAGCTCAGCCATTGCCTCTGCAACCGCTTTGCTGACAGGGGCGAGTTTCTCTTCCTCTGTGAGGTAGTTGTTCGCGTAGTTGTTGCTCAGACCTTGCAGCTTGTCGATGCCGCCAGCCATGTTGATCAGGCGGTCTCGGTTGATCCAGGACTCCATGCCTTTACCGCCGAACACGGTATCGAGATTGAGCCCCAGCTGAGTTGCGATGTCGTTGGTCAACTGGAATGAGTTGCTCAGACGCTCCAACGTCGCAGCGGCAGTCTCACCGTTCAACGCAAACTTAGCAATGTCAGGCAGGACCTTCGTAGCCAGTTCGTCGCCGATGTCTGTGAACAACTTTGCGATTGCCTCTTCGGCCTTCTTGCCGTCTTTGCCGAAGTCCAGATCGAAGTTTTTGCCGTAATTGGCAATTGGATCGTCGGAGACACCAATGTTCTTGGCAAAACCCGATGTGATCGCTTTCATTTGCATCAAACCGGACTTCAGCGAGTTGAGCATGTCGTCCTTGATTGGGTCGGACTCAATACCTGTCTTATCGCTACGGAAGATGCCGCCCTTCTCGATCCACTTAGCGTAGGTTTGACCTGCTGCTGTACCATCGCTCGAGACGTGACCCGACATACCTGTGTCTGTGATCTCTCGTTCTTTATGGCCGAACAGACGGTTCACAGCACCACCAATCAGACCACCAACCAGCGCACCAATCGCCGCGCCAACAGGGCCACCGACGACAGCACCTACACCCATACCCACACCAGTGCCGGTGTTGACGGCCGAATTACCGGAGCCGCCGAAGGCCGAGAAGCCGTTGGACAAAGCGCGACCGCCCATGTGGCCTGCCAGTGCACCGGCGAGAACAGTCGCAGCACCGCCGATGGCACCACCTGCAGCGTTGCCTGCGCCAGCAGCCCCCGAGACGTTACCTGCACCACTTGCGGACGCATACATTGCAGCGTTGGCTGAGCCAGGGACAGCCGCGCCCATGCCCGCACCGTAGCTTGCAATGGAGCCGTTACCGATCATTGTGCCGAAGCCTTCGATGGCGGAACCAAGGCCGCCGACCAGACCGTTACCGACACCAGCGAACCCGCTTGACAGCATTTTATAAGCGCTTGCCGCGCTTTGCGCCATGCTAACGTACCTACCCAAGCCCCCAGCAGCGTTAGCACCGGCAACACCCCCTGCCTGCGTTGCCTGGGGGTTAAACCAGTTGGTAAGCTCCTGCGCAATTGGTTGGATAATGGGGCGCAGGATCAGCTTAGCAAATTCTGCTTTGAAGTCCGAGATAAGGCGCTTGAGCGCGTTACCGCCGCCGTTACCAATGGCGCTATACAGTCCTTCCTCGATGTCCCGGAAGGTGCGCTTCCATTCTTGGTCGTATTTCTTTTGCAGTTCGAACTGACGCTCAAGTTTAGCGCCTTCTTCGTTGGCAGCTTGCAGACCCTTGCGCGCAGCGATGAGTTCGCGGATGCGTGCGCTTTCGGCTTCGTATGCTTTGACCACACGATTAGCCTGGAGCTCCGTCATGTCGCCGCTTTCTACCAGCAGTGCAATGCGGGTCTGCAAGAGCTCAATGGCTTCCAGTTCAGACTCGAGGTACGCAGTTGCGCCTGCTTCGTGTACAGCTTGAGCCGCATCCAGTTCTTCTTTTGTACGGCCCAATTCTGCATTGCGCTTCTTCTGCGCTTCAACCAGCTTCTCAACTTGCTCGATCTCGGCCTTACCGGCTTTGGTGATGCCGTCAATCCACTTATCGGTCATTTGCGAACCATATCGTGCATCGTCCGCTTCTTGTTCGATCTTTAATTTCTGGCGCGCAGCAGCAACCTCGTCGGCAAGTTCTTGACGGCGTTTGTTGATTACAGCTTGGTCCTTTTTATTCGTTGGATTGTATTTCTCGATGACTGCGAGTTTGTCCTTCTCCATCTGCTCGATAGCTTGCAGCTCACGCTCACGCAGAGTAACGCGGCGCTCGTAACCTTCTTCCTGACCGATGGACGCTTTGCGCTCTTGCTGTTGGATCAGCTTCATCTCAGCATCACCAGCCTGCACGGTCATTTCGTACATTTTCTGAATGTGGTCAAGCTGGGATGCCAGGTCTGTATTGCGTCCGTCTTGCACCGCACGACCGGTCTTGCGGGTGTGTTCTCGGATGATTGCAGCTTCGCGGTCGGCAAGATACTTCTGCTTTTCAGGGCTGTCGAAATAGTCGGGAATTGCCGCCTTAATGTCCTTGACTCGTTCGCGGTGTTCCTCCAGCGCACGCTCCAACTCGCTGCCCGACTTGCGCATCAGACGAACGTCTTCAATCACCATTGCGCCAAGAGCGCGGTTAGCTTCTAGCGTGCGCTGGGCCTGTTCGACCTTTTTCTTGCCGGCTTCTTCTTCAGCTGCCATCTGCGCCAAGATGCCTTTACGTTCATCCTCGAGCTTCTTACGTGCAGCATCGCCAGCGGCCGTATTACCCGACGGACGATCGTATGTGTTGCGGATGCGCTCGTTGACGTCGCGCAGCTTGTGCGCCAGCGTCTCAGCCGCACCCCAATCTTTCACTCGCTGGATTGCTGTGTCGATGGCACCTGTGATGTTGTGCCAAGCTGTTTGGATATATCCGGTGTATTCTTTCGAACGCTTTGCAGCTTTTTCGTGTTCGTCAGCAAGCAACCGGATGGACTCAGCACTCGCCTCACGTTGCTTACCTTCCGCTTCCAGTTGCACAATATGGGCCATTTGACGCACAGTCAAGAAGTGGTACTTCTCGTCCAGCAGCTGAACAGCGCGGGTCACACCGTAAGTCGCAACGGCGCCGACCTTGGTGCCTTTGACCACAAGAGCTTCGAACTCTTGAATTGTGGTGTTGACGTCTACGCGGAATACGTGCGCGACCTGAGTCGCTGCGCGGCTGATTTGTCCAATTTGTTCGGCAGTGTACAGGCCGGTAGCAGCGAGCTTTGTGGTCGCTTCGTATGCATCGCTCATGTTGCCGTGGATACCACCGGCAGTCATTGCCATTTGGGTGAGCGTGTTGATGGTCGCGCCAGCCGCCGCGTTAGTGCGGTTCAGCGCGTTGTTCATTTCGTGCTGTTGCAAGATGCCGGCACCGATACCAACGGCCAGCGCCCCGAGTGCAACAGTGACACCCAAGATGGACGCACCAAGTGCTGAGAACACAAGTGCGCCAGCATTAGTATATTCACCCAGCACCATCATGGATGCTGGGAAGCGACGCCAGTTGCCAGTCACAGCTTCGTGCGCAAGGACAATCAGCTCGGAGCGTGCGCGTGCCGAACGGAAACTAATTTGACCAATGACGTCGCTAAACTTCTGGGCTTCTTGGGCACCCTTGCGGTGTGCCTCGTGCATGCCCTCTTGAGTCTTTTTGTATTCGGCAAGAAGGCTGTTATAGTTGCGCAGATTGCTCTGAGCAACTTGACTGAATCGATCGTCGATTGTCCCTTGAGTGATGCGTGGATCAGCCTTGTACTTGGCAAGCTGCTCAAGCATTGCAATTCGAGCCTTGAGCGATGTCTCAGCCCACTTAATCTCGTCCAGGGCCTGCCTCTCAGCCTTCCTCACCGCGTCTGCGGCCATCTGGTCCAGGATGCGGTTTGCCTCGGCGCGGTTAGCTGCCATCTCACGGATGCGCTGAGCATTGAGTGAAATACGAGACGCTTCCATCCGCGCTTCTGCTTCTTTTTCAGCCGCTGCGGATTCAGCAAGGGCCCGGCGCTTCTGCGCCAAGAGGATGGTTTCGGTGCGGTTTGCCAGGTCAATGCGTTCGCGAGCGGCAGCTTCTTCCGCCCTTGCCTGGTCATTAAGTGCTCGGATGCGCTGCGCGTTGAGGGCGGTGCGGTTTGCCTCTTCCCATTGCATACGTGCTTTTTCAATATCGCCGACGTCTTTGATGACCACACCATACTTGGCGGTCGCTTGGCGCAGTTGCTCGAGCTTGGAGATATGTTCTTCTGCTTGTTTGGTGACGCCCAACTGCGCAGCTTGGTAGCGCAGCAGTTCTTCACGGCTCATGCCGTAAGTGCGGACCATCTCCTGGAGTTTGGCGATGAAGTTGGTAGCGCCGACAGTGGCTTGTTCGATCGCGCGTGTGCTATCCTCGATGGCTTTCTTTTCAGCTTGTTCAGCTTTCCAGGCAGCTTCGAGAATCTGAATTTTGTTTTGCCATTTCTGGTTTGACTCCGCAATCCATTTGGAATTAGCGGAGATAGCGCTACCGAGGTCGTCAACGCTTTTGATGGTTTTAACGGAGACACCGCCAAGCTGCTCAAGCGTGGCGATGCCTTTTTCGACGTTGCTTGTATCGAAGCCGAGACCCAAAGACTCCAATGGGGTGCCGCCGCCCGAACCACCTGTGCCGTTACTCATCTTTGTCTTTCCTCTTGCTGCAAAACACTCGGTAGGCGTCGTCAATGGCGACGATACATCTGCGTTCGAATGGACTGATGCCTATGTCCATTCCTTCGGACCAAGCGGTTATTTCTGAATGGGTGATTGGACTGAAACCACCCATCCCACCATTGGCCCTGCGAGCATCGAGGTCTCGGAAGAACTGCCATACATGCAAGAGCTCATACGGGCATTCCAATTCCTCGGGTGCATCTTCAAACGTCTCGCTCTTAAGCATCGAGCCGAAGACACTGTTTTCAGCAACGTCGACATGTTCGCCTGTTGAGGCCCCATCGTCTTCGGTCTTAGTCCAGTAAAATCGGCTCTCTGCATAAGCAACAAGCCGTTCGATTAGCTCGGCATGAAATTTGCGTCAGCGTCCAGGTCGGCCAGGATGCGGTCGCGGTACGACGGTTTGCGTTCCAGCAGCAGGTCGGCAATGCCTTTGTCGAACTCGCGTTCTTTGCCGCCTTGGGTGAAACCGAACCAACCAACGACAACCGATTGCGCGGTGCGCAGGTCGTTTTTCTCGACAGCATCGGCAACAAACTCGGCGCCGGCTTCGGTCGTGGTGTCCAGAGCCTTCTTGCGCTTGGCGTTGCGCTGGATACCTTCAACGCGCAGCTTCTTCTGGCCGGTGCGGTACTGCTCGCTGTTCTTGCCAACGATGTAGAAGCCGCTGATCGCTTCGCCTTCTTCGTCGAAGATGACGCCGCATTTATGGGTGATCTCTTCCGGGGCCAGCAGGCTGTCCAGGTCGAAGCCGATGTCTTTGGTTGCTTGTGCTTGATTGTTCATTTTGTGTACTTCCATTTTGTGGTTAAAAAGACCCTCCAGCTTTCACTGGAGGGGAAAAGCACAGGCCTAACCCTGTAAAGCCTGTTTACTGCTCTGTGTTACACGAACGCACTGTCCTGGATAGCGAAGGTGGTTGCGTAGGTGTTGGTCCCGCTGGTGTTTTCCAGGGCGACGAAAGGCATGGTCTGCACGATGTGCTTGGTGCCGTCGTCTTTGTCAGCGCCGCCCATCTTGCAACGAGGGAAGCTGTAGGCCTTGAAGCCCGAGGTTGGCGACTTGTCCGAGGTGAAGACGCAGTAGATGCCGACCTCGGTTTCGTTGACGAAGTAGTCGCGGACGGTGCCGTCCAGGAACACGACGGTCACTTGACCTTCGGTGGTCGATGTGCCTGGGAACAGGTCCGGTTCGGTGTCATTGCCGACGACGCCGCCGATGTTGGTGTGGTTGCCGTTGACGGTGAAGTTCATACCGGTAATCAGGGCGACTGGTTCGCCTTGCAGGTAGAGCAGACCGTTGGCGGAAGCCAGGGTTGCACCGGTCGATGCAGCTTTCGGCGCGGTGAAGTATTCGGCCGTACCGGTGTCCATGGACAGGCCTTTGATGTTGAAGTTGTTCGTCATCATGCCGGAACCAGGCAGGGTGACGTCCATCTGTGTAACCACACAGTCGACGAACACCTCGGACTGGCCGACGTCTTTGAACCAGTGCTCGATGGTGTAGTAGTCCCGCGTCTGGTCGGCCAGCGGTTGGATGATGTGCTTGCCCGCTTCAGCGATGGTGACCGAGTCACCTGCAGCTTTGGCAACGATCGGTTGCTTGTCCAGGCGTGCAACCTTCATTTCGACAGCGGTCAGGCCGGTGATGTACAGGTTGGCATTGTTGTTGTTGGTTGCCGGCGCGACGAAGCCCGCTGCACGGACCACCATGCCGATTTTGAAACCGTCCGCGATAAACGAACCGGCTGCGCGGGTCAGCGTGCCCGTTGCGCCGCCGGTTGTTGCAGCGGCGACGTTGGTCAGGGCGCCGCTTGTAACGGCTGCTGCGGCCAGGGAGCGTTGAATCGATTCTTCGAACAGTTGGTACGTACCGACGGACACTTCGCCGTTGATGGCGCCTTCAACCGAGATGACGCCGTGACGGTAGTCGGCGCGCTGCTGCGAGGGACGGATCTCGCTCGACGAGTAGGTTGCTTTCTTGAAGCTGATGTTCGAAGTGACGCGACGCAGATACTGGGCCGAACCTGCGGCGCCTGCTGGTGCTTTCACATTGAGGGCGCTCTGTCGTTTGATCGACAGGAGTTTGCTTGTGCCTGTTGCGATTTGGGGCATGATAGTTCCTATTGGTTGTGGATGTCAGCGTAGAACGGAATACGCACCACTATGACGTAATTCTCGTCCGTAGGATAACCGTCCATGATGTACGCTGTTTTAGCCACATGAACGGTGATGCCTTCGTTACTAAACGACGCGCCCCTTGGGAACGTCTTACGGATTAGCTCTGCCCTTGACAAAGCATCGTTTGCACCTTCTCCGAGCGGATAGCAGAGTGTCAGCTGAAGCATCCCGCTCTCACGATAGAACTCTTGCCCCATCGTAAATTCGTCAGGGGGTCCAAAAATAAAGTTTGCCTTCTGCCATGGTTGGTCTTGCATCGGGGGCTCAAACATGCCATTGTCCCAAGCAGTCGGAAGCTCTGGCAGTGTGAGCACTGCTGCAATCATTGCCGAGCGGACTGCGAGAATGGACATTTCAATCCTTGGTCTTTGCGTATTCGATTTCACATTCCCGCACGATCTGCGGGAACTCTAACTGCACCCTTGCAACCATCCCACCCGGAGGAACTTGCGGCGAGTGACCACCAGCTTCTAGTCTGCGGGCGTAAGGCAGATTATTTACAAAATAGTACGTGTGTCCAACCGGCCAGCGAGGGATGCTTTTGCGCATCCGAAGCAACGAGGCACCGCCGCTTGGATCTTTTTGCAAGATAACCCCTTGCGGTGACACATCCATCCCAAGTTGCCAGTTGTTCTTAAACAAGCCGGGTGAGTACCCGATCTTCTTTTTCTTCCAGTACGTCATGTCACCAACCGCAGAGTAGAACACCAACCGTTCACCAATGCGGATAAGGACCATCTTTGTTACTGTCTGGATGGCGTTTTTACCCCTAAGAATAAAACGAAAGATTCCATCCTGCGCTTTTGCGTTGATACTCATTTGCGCAGCACCACCAAGTAGAACAGGGCAATGCCTGCCGGTGCGGTTACCTGACTATCAACAACGTTGAACATTTCGTTGTTAATTAGGACCTTGTCACCGGGCATCGGCTTAGCACCAACCCCATCCATGTAAATCCATTTCTCGTCCTTGCGGATGAGCGTCCCCGGTTGGAGATTCGTACCATACTGCGGACCAATCCGAGTTCCGGGCTGGTCGGTTGTCACCGCTTTACGCGGCTCATCTTCAACCGCACCAGGCTGTTTCTTTTGCGCGATAGGATCAAATGCACCACCAACCACTTTGCGCAGCACAACGTCCCGACCGTGCTTCTTGAGCAGAGTCAGGACAGTTTGTGCGATGCGATTGTAGTCCATGCCAGACCCCTATTCAATACCGCATGGTAGCATGGAACCGTGGGGCTTGCAAGGCCTTTTAGCAACGGGTCAATTTGACAACAGCAGAATTGCCACCCGACCCCAGGAACGGCGACAACAACATGTCGACTGCCGTATAACGAATGATGTTTGTGGAGTTCGGGTCATACCGCATTGTGATCGGTCCCACGGTTTCTTGTAGGATCTTTTGCGTCGCATCGGTCGCCAGAGGCCCTGCCGCCGCTTTCAGTGCGAGTTCCGCACAACCACGAATGACTTCTCGAGGCATGTGGTTAACAGGCAAGGTGTAGTCTTCGATGACCACACACTTGCGGGGCCAGTCGAGGGCTTGCAACGGGTTCAGACGCTGCCCTTTCCATCCGTTGCGGTAGCGTTGGACCATGAAGTCCGTTGCACGGCGCAAGGCTTGTTCTTTCTCTTCTTCGGTCAGCTCAAACCAGAGACCTGTACCGCGAGCGGTGAAATAAGCGTCAGCCTGCGCAACCGTGCTGTAGGATTCTGCATCGGGGACGTTGGTCCCGTCTTCGACAATGAGTGCCATTTACTTCTCCAGTGGAAGCGGTTTCGTTACACCCTGTAAAGGATATTGACGAGTGGTTGGCGGTGTAGTAGGAGCGTTTTGCTGCGCGGGTTCTTGTTCACGCTTGCGTTGCTCTGCGCGGCGCAAGACTTCGGCTGGGTTCAGCATTTAGTTCTCCAATGGCAGATAGTAAAGAGTGACGTCAAATTGTTCTTCATTTTCGCAAGTCACACGCAGAGTCACATGACCGTCTTCGTCGTCCGGCGATTCTGCAGCGGTTGGTCCAGAGACCATCCAGGTAATGATAGTTTTACCAGTCTGCGAATCGTAATGAATAACAGGTGCCTTAATGACCGTCATTCGGTGAGGCACCGCAATGCACGAGACTGCACTTGTGTTGTTGAACGTTAGTTCTTCCGTAATGTCTGCATAGTAATACCATTTGTTATCTGGATCTTTATTCGCGTACTTGCGGTCATTCTTTTCGTAGATTTCACGGTTAATCATTTAAAACCTCACAATTCGTTCAAAGCCTTCGTACACAGCAACCCGCTCCGTCCCTTCGAACACAACGGTTCGTTTGGTGCCTTTAAAGACAACACGGCGCCATTCCGGAATGTCATATGGTAAGCCGGGTCGGTCCGGAGGCTCAACATCAACAGTTTGCCCGGAGGCCCCAATAGGCATCAAACCAATTGCAAAATAGCCAATCATTTACGCCTCCGCGATCGCAATAGGGGCGCACGGCTGCAAAGGACAACCGTAGTCAGACCCTAGGACCACCACATTATCGCACGGCACGCTTGCAGGCACAACCGCGCTCTTAGACGTTGTGGGATCAGAATTATGCGGGCAATTCATCATTGCAAATGACATGGTGGCGGGTACACCATCCACCGTGAACATGATTGATGTCGCGCTGACGATTTCGCAGACGTAAGGAAGAACCGTACCCGATAAATCTTTGAACTCGAAGCCAGTAAGCGCGGCACCGTTACCACCCGCGCCATCAACCAAAGTGGTTCCGCCACTGTGGGTGATAGATGCCGATACCACAGACCCTACGCGCGACGCTCCGGTAATGCGCGGCCCTGCTCCCGAAAAACCATACCCAAGACTTGCAGCAATGCTCAAGCCCGCACGCGCACCGTTGAGCCCATGACTTGTGCCGTTGAGGTGCACCCCGTCTGTGGTCACGCAATCGTGCGCACAAGTCGCCAAAAATACTCCGGGGGTGCTGTTTGCAAACTGCACATGGGCCGCACGCATGTTGCCGAACTGCCCCTCGGTTGACCCATTGTAGGAACCCGAGCCAAGCGAGATGATAAAGAACTTCAGCGTGGAGGCGGTACGACCAGTCAGAGTGTGCACTTTGGTCTGGAGCTTATCAAGCTCTGTCACCATTGTTGCCGTGGTCGTGTTGTATGCGTTAGATTCACCTTGATACCACAAGAAGATTTCAAAGTCTGTGTGGCCTGCAGGCAGTCCGGCAACGAACGCATTCCACGCGGTTGGCGTGGCGCCGGTCCACCCGCTGATTGCGGTGCCTCCGGAGCTTTGCTCATAAACGCAGACAGGCGTATCTGTGAGCATCGCAACTTGGTTCGCGATGTAGACGTAACCATCGCCCACTTTTGCACCGCTGTCGCGGGTGTAATTTGTGTAACCGGTTGGATACAGCGTGTTTGGCGCCAAGGAATCGTTGATGTTACCAATGCGTTTGTTGGAACCTTCTCGATATTCATAACAACCTTTGGCACCTAGAGGGTACTTTGCGGTCCCATTTGGTAGGCCAACCATATTCGACTGGCCGCTGTATGCCATGCGGATGCCAACCGCAAACCGGTTCGCTGCGGACGCAACAGGCTGATCGGAACCTGCCCGAGCTTGCAAACGATGCATATCAACGCGGGCGCTTTTTGGCACAGCCAGGAAGCCCGCAAACGTTTTGCCAACAACAACCAGACCTGTAATTTCAGCCCAGGCAAGCGACTGCGCGTTGGTGGCATCGTTAATCGTGCGTGCTTGGATGCTGGCTGGTGCTTCACCCTCGAACGTACCAGACACAGGCACAAGTGCTGTGTTATTGATGCCGCGCTGGTAGACAGTCAGGTCGAGGTGTGATTCATTCAGCACCAAAGTTGTCATTGCTGGTGGTTCAACTCCAGGCACCAAGGCCAAGGGCTTTCCGTTCGCAAGCCTGACTTTGCCGTTGGACATGAGAATCGGCATTATGCCACCACCGTGGTTGTGCCCATCAGCTGGGGCGCTCCGTTCTCTGGCATGATCCAGAAGCACATCTTCCCTCGGTAACCGACCGGAAGCCACAGGATGCTGTCATTGCCGAACGCTAGGCCCGAACCCTTGCCCATCGCACGCAGGCCGTTGACACTGTTTGCGCCTGCCTGATTCTGGCTGGAGGTAATGAAGTCTGCTGCGGTCGGGGTGTAACCCTCAGCAAACCAGCCAGAACGAGCCGTCGCAGGTGCCACTCCGCCGCTAACTGTGGAAATGTTCCAGTACGCGCTCGGTGATTGCTTACCTGCGCCTGCTGGCAAGTACATGACTGCGCCGCCTGTGCTGACGGTAAACGTTGCCTCGGATACAGTTGCGAACACAGCATTGCCGTTATAGCCGGTGATGTTGTATGCAGTCAGCGGAGTGCCGGACGTTGTGGTAGCTGTACCTGTCAAGACGTTTGAGATATTCCCCGCATCGTCGACGGCACGAACACGAACATTGTCGGTTGTTGCGGCAGGACGGCCTGTGACCACACGACTTACGGTCGCTGCGCTATGGGTCTGCCATGTAGCACCGTTGTCAATACTTGATTCATGCCGGTTGACACCCACGTTGTCGGTGGCAGCAGTCCAAGTCATTGTGTAGCCACTGCTGGTTTGATCGGTGATGACAATTGAGCCTGACATCACAGGTGCTTGCGTGTCGCCGGACGCCGTGGCCGTCGTGACAACCAAGGTCCGCACGGTCGAGATATTGCCCGACGGATCGATGGCGCGTATGCGCATCGTGTACGTGGTGCCGGCGGTGCGTCCGGTCAGGTTAACCGACAACGCCGTGCCGGCGGTTGTCCAGGTCGAACCGTCGTAACTGTACTCGTAGCGTGCGATGCCGTTGGCGTCCGTTGCGGCCTGCCACGACAGCGTGAATGATGTTTGCGTAACGTTGGACGACGAGAGTGCGTCTGGGAAGGAGGGCGCAGTCGTGTCAGTTGGCGGCGCAGTGTTGCCCAGCAGCGCAGCAAGGATTGCGTATGTCACCGTGGCGTCACCGGTTCCAGCGATATAGACAGGAATGAGGGCAGCAGGGGGTAAGGTGGTTCGAGCGGGCAAATCTGCGAGGGTTATGCCTTGGCTGACTTGGGCGAAGTCCTTGAGATTATCTGCAAAGACGGAGGACGTGACATTCTTAACGCCTGCCGAGAACGTTACGTCCGCACCACCATTGGAGCTTGAATAAATTTTTGTACGGGTGAGCGTGCTGGCGTCTGTCAGGGTGTATTCGCCGTTGAGCCATTTACCGTTGCCATCGTCGACGCCGAGCTTGATACCGGTTGTGCCGACAGTGTAGCCTTGCACGAACCGACGGAAGCCTGGTGTTGCGCCTGTCAGCACGATTACAGATGCGCTAGTTGAATTGGTTGTCTCCTGCACACGGTCTGCGTAACTCATGCTCTGCCCTATTAGATAGTAATGCTTTTTATCTTACCGCGACGCTCAAACTGCACCTCACTTACACCAAGGTCTTTAAGCATCTTCAATGCGGCGTTGTATGACTGTCTTGTAACCACACCTCTTGCGCCCCAAATATACGCGGTCGCTTCGTTGAGGAACGTCACATTGAGCATGCCTAAATAAGGCAGACGTTTTTCGTAACCGTCTGCCTCTTTGTAGACGCGAATACTTGCAACCTCTGTGGTCATCTTCAAGTACATCGCGTCCTCCTGTTATTTAGCCCAAGGATTGCCGGCCGGTGCGGGTGCGGGTGCTTCGACGGCAGCTTTGGCTTCTTTCCCTTCCGCCTTGTCGAACAATTCGTGTTCGTCCGTCAGGTCTTCTTTATTGATGAGAACGAAACCCAACTCGTTGCCGTCAATCACCGGCGATTTGATTCGGACGGTTTCAACTGTCATTTGCATTTTAACTCTCCTTTGATAGAAAAATACCCCGAACCATTGGCCCGGGGTATTGGTCACTCACAGCAGTAAGCGATTAGCCCAGCAGCAGGGCGGTGTGCTCGTCCTTGACGGACTTGGTGCCCCAGGCGATCGAGATTTCGTACAGCATCTGGCGGTAGCCAGCGTACATGGCGACTTCGAAAGCCAGGCCCGAACGCGGGTCTTGGATGACGGTGCGGTCGACGGCCGAGTCACCACCTTCCGGCAGAGCAGGCAGACGGGTTGCCAGGACCAGCGACGATTGCGTGAAGGCGACGTTGCCCATCGAGTCGTTCAGCAGGGTGATCGCGGTTGCAGCGGCCGGGATCGGTTCTTGCAGACCAGGCGAGGCCAGCTTCAGCACGCCCGGGCCGTTCAGTGCGGCGGCGACGACGTACTTGTGCGTTTGACCAGCGAAGGTGACGATGTCGCCTTCTTTGAAGGTGCCGGTGCCTGCGATCACGGTGATGTCGGTTGTTT